TGAAACAGTCGAGCCGATTGGTTCCGCATTCCAGGCAACCGAGCAGTATCTGGGTGACAAGGCCTTCGAGGCCACTGGCAGCCCGGCCATTGCGGCAGCGGCCACCAGCCTGCCAACAGCCGTTTTGGAGGCCGTTGGGCTGGGTGTAGGGCGTAAGGCAGCCAGAGGTGCAACCGGCCTGCAGCGCGCCCCTGAGAGCACCAGAAAGGCAACCCGGGCCATGATCGAGGCAGCACCGGACGCGGAAACACTGAAAAACACCGCCCGGGCGGTTTATGCCGAGATTGATGGCATGAATATTAATCTCAACCCGAAAACCTACCAACAGACGGTGGGTAAGCTGGCCAATCGGGCTGATGAATTGCGGGTGAATCCGGCACTGACTCCAAAAACCAATTATGTCATGGCGCAGATCACCGACAGTCTGGACGACATCCGGCCGCGACGATTGCAGGACCTGGACGATATGCGCAAGATGCTGGGCCAGGTGGCAGGGGAAGTGGACGCAGTGGGCAAGGCAACCCCGGATGCCAGAGCAGCCATTGCCCTGCTGGATGATCTCGATGAGTTCATGGACATGATGGGGCCAAGCAACTTCACCGGGCCGGATGTGGGTGCGGTTCAGTCGGTTATGCCACGGTACAAGGCAGCCCGGGCCATGTGGGGGCGCTACAAGCGCGCTGACCTGATTGGTGAAATGTTCAACAAGGCCGAGCTGCAGGCGTCAGGATTTGAAAACGGATTGCGCACGCAGCTGCGCAGCCTGTTGGGTAACGCCAAGCGCCGCCGCTACTTTAACGAGGCCGAACTGTCCGCCATGCGGGATGTTGTCAAGGGCACCACCCCTGCCAATGTCTTTAAGCTGCTGGGACGGCTTGGTGTGGGTGAGGGTGCCGCAACCAATGCGCTAACATCCATGGCTGGCGTTGGGCTGGCAACTTACTTATTTGGGCCTGTCGGCGGTATTGCGTCGGTGACGGTTGGCCAGATGAGTAAGCGCATGGCCACCAAGATGACGGCACGCTCAGCAGAGCGTATGCAGGCACTGGTCCGATCTGGTGCTGATGGGGAAAAGATAGCCAGGGCATACATGCTGGCAGTCAAACCCGGCAAGCGGGATTTAATGGAGTTGTCGCAGCTGCTGCTCGCGGGCCAGAGTAATGTTGACGGTATGCTGACAAGCTCCTCTAAATATATGCGGGAAGCGGCCGAAATAACCAAGGCAAGGAGAGCATTCGAGGCGCTGGAGGCGGCAGGAGCAGCTGCCGGTGCTGCGCCAGGTATGATCCCAGCCGAACAATAATTGGTGATGATTAAATATATACTCCTGTTATTTCCATCCCTGGCCTTCGGTGAAGTCACGCTAAACCTTTCGCTCGGCCAGCCGCTACACCCTGCGAGCAGTTACTATGGCAGTCCGACCGTTGGGCTGGTTGATCTCTGTTATGAATCGAGACTGAATGTATGCTACCGGCATATATCACGACTGGGTGAGGATGAGTGCGGCATTGGAAGCCCCTGCTACGGTGACAACTGGATTACCGTAGGCAAGAAATTTACGCTATTTGAATAAGGGTTACTTCTTATGTCTCTGGAGGCGGAAACAACAAACCTATTGTCGAAGTGGGGTATAGAAATCTTAATGGGAATGGGGGTTATTGTTCTCGGGCTGTTGCGATGGATAGGAAAAGGGGCGCTGCAGGATATAAAGTTCCTCAAGTCATCTGACTTTGCAACAAAAACAGAGTTGTCTATCTGCAGAGAAGATGTAAGAAAAGATTTAAATGAGTATTTTTCTCGGCTTGAGCGCAAGGTGGATGAAGTTCATCGTCGTATAGATGAAATCTATATTAATCACGATGGGCATAAATAATGACGCGCTCACTGCGCATGGGTTGCGGTGAGGTTTTGGAGAGTAATCATATGAGACTTAAACCAGGCGTCAGGGTGCAAGGTATGCAACCGGAACTTATGCTGGCGATGGTGGTGGCTAACGAGGTCTATAAGTCACACAACATCGAGTTTGTGGTGACGAGCGTAGTAGATGGCAGACATAGCCACACCAGTCTACACTATTCAGGGAACGCACTGGACTGCCGTACCCGGGACATGAGCCGGGACTTGGCGGAGTTTGTCACAAAGGAAATCAAAGAGGGGTTGGGTGATGACTACGACGTTATCTTGGAAAGCAACCATATTCATATTGAGTATCAGCCACGCCAGCTTTGCTAGTGCTGAGGGGCCGGAGTTTAACCGGAACTGTAACTTGATTAGCTGGCTACCGTCAGCCAATTCCGACAGCTACCGGGTCTATATTAACGATAGCCTGGAGGCAGAAGTGGGAACAACATCCGTGGAATGCAGCCTGTTATCCGTACCAGTAGGCCAGAACCAGGTGCAGGTCTCGGGTGTGAATGCAGCCGGTGAGGGGGAGAAATCTGACCCTTTCCCTTTTATAATTCTGCCAGCACTACCGGACAAAGTGCAGGGCTTGGAGGTGCAATAGGATGGCTGATGGCAAACCTGAGACGGATCAGACAGAAAGTAAGTGGCGCAGTCGCAAGTTTATGGTCACGGTTGGCGGGGTGGTTCTCGCGGGATTAGCGGTTTACTTTGACAAGCTCTCGCCCGAGCTGGCTAATGTCATCCTGGCTGCGATCGCATCCTACAATGTCTCTAACGCATTTCAGCGCAAGTAATGTTCATGTGGCTTGCTGGCGTTTTAGGCGGAAAGCTGAAGATCTATATTATAACTGCTGCGGTCATTGCTGCTTTAGGCGGCTTGGCTTTTGCGGGCTATCAGGCTATCCAATATGGGAAGCTGTTGTGCGAGAGGGCGACAATAGAGGCGGTAGAGAATGAGCGTACTCGACAGTCTGAGCGTATTACAGAACTGGAAGAAAGACTGCAAGAGGCAAGGCATCGTGCGCGGGTGCAAGTGCGTGAAGTTTATCGCGCTGCTGATCCTACTGGCTGCCTTGATAATCCTGATACTTTCCCTCGCGGGATGCTCGACCACCTGCATAAGCCCGATTGATCCTCGGCTAACCGAGCCACTGGATACCCCATACCTGGATGAGAACACTTGTCGGGATATGTGGCGGCTAGCGGAGGAACAGCACGAGGTGATCCGTATCTGCAACGAACACCGGGCAATATTAAGGAAATAACTATCCATCCCAGAGGACGCTACGCGCCTCTGAATCAGGTGTTAGGCTTCTATTGCAGCCCTATATAATTTGAATGCCCTATCTTCCATATCTTTAGTTCCATCCAGCATTTCAGCAAACCCAGTGTGCCAAAAGTCAGGCTCAAAACACGGGTGCGTTTCATTAACATCAATACCCTGATCTTGCCCACCTGTTCCTCGGCCTGTGCCGCTGATTGACCCTTTTTCAGATAGCCAATAGTGGTCGGCCCTGACATCACTGCCACCTTGTCACCCAAATCCTGGTAGGTAAACCCCTGGCGCTGTTTGAGCCGCTCCTCTGCAGCACTGGTGCGCGTCTGCTGCTGCTTGTATTCAGTTTCTGCTGCGCTTGTTGCATTTGCATTAGTTGCGCCTGCGCTGCCTGTGCAATTTCAGGGTCTGGTAATTGTGCTGCCAACTCTAGCGCCCTGATAGGGTCGCCACCCGAGGCGGCCAGAATCTGCTGTTTCATGGCCTGACGCCTGGCTGCCAGTGCCTGCTGCGGATCAGTCAAGCCCATCAGATCAGCCGCCGCACCGCCCAGCAGTGAGCCGGTGTTGCGCGCATCCAGCCCCGCCTGTGCTGCCGGCCCTAATTGTGCCGAAGCGAAGTTGTTTTCCAGCTGTAGCTGTCGCTGCGCGGCTGCCAGCTCCTGTGGTGTCGGTCCAAATAAGCCTGCCATCATGTCACCTATAGTTTTCGCGGCCCTGGTGCATTAGCCCACTGATTACCCGTGTTGAAAATGTTGTCCAGAATGCCGTCGACTGATCGGTTAAGAATTGATCCACCAAGCCCTGACATAAAGTTGCCGCCAATGCTGGGGATTTGTGGCTGCCCAAACACACCACCGGCCAGCCCCGCGCCAACGGTTGATTGACGATTTCCAATATCCGCACCCAGGATCAAGGATTTGCGCATCTGGTCATCAAGGCCAAACACATTTGCCAGCGAATTATTCGCCATGCCAAACAGTTGCGCCTGGCGGTTATAACCTCGATCCATACTGGATTGAACCCGTGCCAGGTCCTTTAGTTGTAATGCGGTATCCAGTGCGCGGGTTTGTAGCCCGCCCGCTGTGGCGCCAAGGATGCCACGGCCAAACAGATTGGCCCGGTGCCGGTTCATCAGCTGAAATTCTTCCGGCATATCGAATTGCCGCTGTAGCGCCAAATCTTGTGCGGCGGCTGTCTCAGGGTTAAACGCTGCGGCATTCCTGAATAGTCGCAAAGCATTACGCCGGGCCTCTTTGGAAATATTCCTGCCGAACCCGCTTAAACCAAAGTTTGCAGTGTTGTTGCCTGTATTAAACCTGGCTTGGCCAAACAAGCCGCCAATGTTATACGGCTCGAACTGCGCCAGTTCACGCGCCAGTGCGACCTGCGACGCATTGGCATCTGACACGGCACCGGCTGATTTTTTAGCTCCCATATAAGAACTCACACCGCCAGCAATACCCGCACCTAATAATGCCGCACCTGTTGAAATTGCCATATCAAATTGCCTTCATGTATAAGTATTCGCTTAGCTCGTACCCAGACCGCTTGTATAGGCTACCAACCTTATCAGGGTTAACCTTATCTAAAGCGATCATAATAAAATTTTCCACCCGATTTAACTTTGCCCATTGCTCGGCCTTGCGTAATAGCCGAATCCCAATAGACGAACCGCGTAATTTCGGAGACAACCACCAAAACAACTCCTGGGCCATCCTGTATGATTTATTGAAGTATAGCGGGAACGCCAGCGCGCCAATTGATCCCACTAACTCACCATCCTGTTCAGCCACAATCAAACAACCGTTGTTATCCTCAATTAAAGCCGCAAATGTGTCAGCGGCTGAAATCGGGTCGTATTCCACGCGACTAGCATACCCTGATTCCCTGTAAAAGTTACGCATAACTTCTACCAGTTCAGGAATGTCCTGATTAGTCGCGTGCCGAATCACAGTTTAAACTCATATTCGCGCTGCACTTGACGACTTCTTGGCACCAAACAGGCTTAATGCGCCGCCAATAATTCCACCTAGTAAGCTCATAATTTTTTACTCATCATGTCATTACACGTTAGACGTACTTGTTAAACGGAGCCCATGCGCTTTTACTACGCCGGTTACGGTCATTGTCAACAATGCCTCAACATCCAGCACCAAAGTGCCGCTGCCAGTCACATAAATAAGCCCTGTTTCACAAAAGTTTAGCGTAGCAAGGCTCGCGCTTAAAAACTGGCTAAAAGAAAATGACGGATAGGCAGCAGTTTGCGCGATTGTAGCCGTACCAGAATCTTTGTTGACCGTAAAGCCAACCCGCTGAGAGGAAGATGTATAAGTAAATTGCCCTGAAATATTAATTAAGTAAATTTCGCCACTAGTTACGGTCCCGAGATCAAGCGTCGTTAAACTTTCGCCGGACGCAGGATCAGTGAATGAGGCAGAAGTTGTGCTAAACATTGTCGGATTTGCATTTTTATCGGCTTTGCTGTTAACGGCTGTCAGCACCGCATCAAACTCGGCATCAACATCAGCACCGTAAATGATCTTATTGGGATCGCCAGGCGAGAGTCCATCCTTAATGGAAAAGTCTTTTTGTCTTGAATAGTCGCTCATTCGATACGGCCCTGCTTAAAGTTAAATTGTGTTTCCTGCTGGCTATGATAGCCGGAAATAGACAAACTGCCACCAAAGCGGAATACCTTACCGCTGTTGCTGCCTGGAACCCTGAATTTCTGCAGCCCTGAACCGGACCCCCAGATATCAACGCCCCATTCACCCGCGCCCCACTCTGCCGCCTCGGCCGCTTCCAGGGTCACTGAATAAGTCTGATTGGATTCTGTGTAATCAAAGCCCCACTCTGCCGTGTAACTGGTAGCTGCCAGATTCTTGACGGTCGAGATAATGTTTTTCAGCATGTGCACCCGGTCGCCTGCTTCGGACACCGGAAACCAACCGGATAACCACTCATAAGTGTAATCGCTGCCATTGTCCTGGTAGCCCTGGTAATCACCCACCACCCCGGCCATGCCAAAATACAGGGTCTGGCTCAGGTCAACACACAAGCCACCCGGTATTGTCATGTCCCAAGTGGTGATGCGGCGAGAACCATCCTCAAGCCGGCCGCGGATATCCAGGCAGAAATGCACGTTTGTTGTCGGACACGTCAGCAGATAGAACCCCTCAAGCTGACAATAGGCTGACCGGATTTGGGTGCGCGTTTCAGCAGCAATGATATCCATCAGGTAATCGGTAACATTCTTTGATTCATCATAAATCGGCAAGGACTTTTCCTGAATCACCCGCGACAAACTGACAATGCCCTTGTTGCTTAAAAACAAAATATCATTGCCTACCTGCTGGATTGAGTCTCGCGCAATGCAACCAATGCCGCGAATATTCTCAACCAGCTGGAAGCCATTAGAATTAGGGTCAAGCGTGCCATAGGTTGGGAAGCTGCCACCGGCGCGCCCATTGGTTAAGTCACCTGAGTCGGCGTAAATCAGGATAGAATCCTCAGCAAAGAAAATAATGGTGCCGTTGAATGAGCAAATGGCTACGCCTTTATCCATGCCGTAGACCCAGACGCTTTTTAGGTCGATAATACCCGCGTCAGTTGCACCACTGGATACTGCCTGGCCGTCATCACTGGTGAACTCAGTCTCATCCAGCAAGGCCGAATATTTGACAATCGTGTGGGTGCTGTCGAACGTCCACAGCCGGCCATAGGCTGCATGAACCACGTTGCCCCAGGTATGACTGCCACCCGATAGCGCCTTGAAGGTAATCGCAGCAAAATTGCCGGTTCCGGTCCAGATAATAGGCGACTCGCCATCCTGCCAGCCCACCACGTCACCATTGAAATTGGCAAACTGCCAGTTGTTGTTGGTGGGGGTCAATACGCCGGTAATGTCATTGGTAACGCCGGACCCGGCACCCACGTCACGGGTTTTGTACAGTTTTGAGTTTGCCGCACAGATCAGTGTCTCGGTGCCGCTGCCATCAATATAGTTGTGAATCTGCTCAATGGTGGGGGTGCCGGCCAGTGCGTCATTGTCGCCATCGTCCCAACCCTTTCTGGCTGCCAGTCGGCCCGCGTCATCAATGACCGCATTATTGGCCTTGGTTGCCCACTGTGGCCCAAGGTGAGCAGATGCTGATTGCGTATTCAGGCCATTGGCACCAGGCCTGGGAACGGCTGCAGATATAATTGGCCCGGTCATAGTACCCTAAAATCCATGTCGCCCTGGTAATAAGTCTGCTCAGCACCAATCGCGTCAGCCAATGCAGCGCGATACCATTGCATGGACTCATCGAATAGCACGCCCTGGTCCTCGCCACGCTCAGAAATGGCCTTTGCCCATGCCAACGCCTCAACCGGCTCTGATGGAATACTGAGCTCGGTTGAATCACTTGCCAGGGCTGCCTGCGGGTTAACGCAATCAATGCGGATCGTATAGGCCGCGTCAGGGATTGGAAACAGGTTTAGCTTTAACTGTTGACTGGAATCAGCGCCACGAATGCGCCACCAACTTGGCTGTTGATTGCCAATGCTGCCAAAGTCGGAGTAGCGCAGATACTGGTCATCAGTAATCCGGCGCAACGCATAGTAGTTATCAGCTGTGACATTATAAACGCCCTTGATCCGGGTCCGCTGATTCGAGCCGGTAATGCTGTACTCCTCAGTGCCGGCAGCGGTGGTGACGTCGATCTCGGTACGTAACGCGCTCCAATCATACGCCGCCTCGACTTCCCGCTTGGCGTCGTTAACCAGCTTGCCGATCAGGGCCGCGTAGCCGGTGCTCGGAATTGTCGTTACGCTGCTTTCGCGTAGCCTTACCAGTACGGCGTTTACTAGGTTTAGGTAACTTGCCAACGTCCACACCCTCTATTGAGCCGAAACCATCAATCGTCAATTCAGTCTCAGTCATTTCAAACTGTCTCGGCGTATGAATAAACACCGATTTGATTTGCTCAGGCCCGCGTAGCTCGCGCCAGGCTGACCACTTGTCCTCGTAATCCGCTATGACAACCTTAACATCTAGCCCCAGCTCACGCGCTACCAGTAGCCGCTTGGTGCCGCAACGGACGTATAAACCACCCCAGCGCTGCCAAGCAAAAAGGGGGTTTATTATCCCCCCTTCCGCTGTTTGCCTGATCCATTCCGCTTTTTCTTTCCACCCGGGGGACATTTTCCCGATTGGTACGCCGATACAATCACCGATTGACACCCCTCTGTAATTTGGGTTTAAACATAACCGGTATGGTTCAAACTCACTGGCATTAACCTTGGCAAACCGGACCTTATATTGCATCAACCGGGATAACCTTCACCCGTAACGTGCCGGAAGAAAGATCGACCGTGCCGCCCGTGTTGTTTGCCAGCACGACAGATACGGTATCAGCCGCCGTTACATTGGCATCCAGCACCAGGTCAGACACATCAAGGCTAAAGCTGGCCAGTGCAAAATCCCCCAGCTTGGCGCCTGGCACCGTCACGGTGGTTGCATCCTCGTTGCCGTCCAAAATACTGCCCGGGTCCCATGTCGCGCTTGCGAAATATCCTGACATTCTTGACATATCTAAATCTCCAAAAAGCCCCGGCCGTTAGGTGGCCGGGGAATCAGGGGGAAGCCCTTAAGCCGGCACAATGATAGCTTTCATGGCCACCGGTACAGCACTGGATGAGCCTGCAGAGTCAGTACCGTCAAGCATGGCCTTAACACCATACAGGCAGTCAGCCGTCAGCAAGTCAGCCAGGTATTCCTGCTTGTACTGACGCTGGACACGGATAGCAATCTGCTCTGCCAGAACCATGGCGTTACGGTGGAACATCAGGCACGCCCGATACTCATTGGTGTTGCCGGAATCGTAAACACTGGCGCAGTTGCTGGACACATAAACCTCTGTGCCATACAGGTTGCCAATGCGGCCGGTGCGGGTATTGCTGGCGGTGTGAGTTCTT